TATGGAAGGACTCCCCAAGGAGTACAAGATTCCGCTGGTTGCCCACAACAGAAACCAGATGGTTCTCAAGAACAGAAGTCGTATTTTCTATCAGATTGCTGGCAATAAGTCTCGTCTGGGTCAAGGCAAAGCCATCACCTATTTGCACGGAACAGAAACAGCTTCCTGGGGAAATGAAGAAGGCCTAGCCTCGTTGATAGCTTCTCTTGCTGAAAAGAACCCTGAGCGGCTTTACATGTTTGAGAGTACAGCGCAGGGCTTTAACATGTTCCACGACATGTACAAGACCGCTAAGAAAGCAAAGACACAGAGAGCCATCTTCTGCGGCTGGTGGAGAAACGAGTATTACTCTGTCCCTGGCGACTCCAACATCTACAAAGTCTACTGGGATGGCAAGCTCAGTGCGGAAGAGAAGGAGTTGGTGAAAGACATTAAGAAGTTGTACGGGTATGAGGTCAACTCCCGGCAGATGGCTTGGTGGCGTTGGAAAATGCACGAAGGTATCAAAGACGAATCCTTGATGTACCAAGAGTTCCCACCCACTGAGGACTATGCCTTTGTGATGACAGGCACATCCTTCTTCTCCACCACCCGCTGCACAGAGGCAGCTAAAGAGGCCAAGAAACTTGTACCAGACCACTATCGCTATGCTTTTGGACAACTGTTCCAAGACACTGAAGTCCTTAAGTCCACTGAGAGACTGGGCACACTCACGGTCTGGGAAGAACCTGTTGACACTGCTTATTACGTTATTGGTGCTGACCCCGCTTACGGTAGCTCTGATTGGGCAGATAGATTCTGCATCCAAGTCTACAGATGCTACGCAGATGGACTTGACCAAGTTGCTGAGTTTGCCACTTCTGAGATGAACACCTATCAGTTTGCGTGGGTCATCGCCCACCTTGCTGGCGCATACAAGAACTCTACGCTGAACCTGGAAGTCAACGGCCCTGGTCAAGCAGTCATCAACGAGATACGAAACTTGAAGCGCATGGCAGTCTCGCTAGGAGGCGCTATGGGCCACGGATTGATGGACGTGCTAGGTAGTATGACCAACTACATTTGGAGGCGCAATGACACGCTTGGAGGCCTCTCTAACAGCATTGGCTACCTGACCACAACCAATTCCAAAGAACGCATGTTGCAGTACATGAAGGATTACTTTGAGCGGCAGATGATAAAGATACGCAGCATGGAGACACTGGAAGAAATGAAGGGCATTGTGCGGGAGGGCTCCTTCTTGGGTGCGCCCGGTAGGGGCAAGGATGACCGTGTGATTGCTACTGCTCTTGCTTGCGTAGCTTTTGCAGAGCAGATTCAGCCCAGACTCATTGCCCAAAAGATTACCCGGCAAATCAGTCATGCACAGGAAAACTTTACCCCTGAACAAATCTCTGTGGGTAGAAACGTCAGCGACTACCTCAAACGCATAGGAATGTATGGAACACAATGACCTAACCATCGTGTCTGTCTACGGACACAACAACGGAGCCAGTGTTATTCCCAGTATCAAGCGGAGCATGGCTGAACTCCCAGGCTCTAGAGGGCTGCTGCTGTCTATTGCAAAGCCTGACAATCTGCCAAACAACATAGAGTGGAAGCAAATAGGGTTTGTCAATTATCTCCAGTACTCTATTTTTATGATGCACCAGCTATACGCATTCATAGACACAGAGTATTGTTTGATTGTCCAAGATGACGGCTGGGTGCTGGATGGCGACAATTTCATGCCTGAATACTATGAGTACGATTACATCGGCGCACCCTCACACTGCGCCTTCTTGCCCCAGGGCGAGGGGTACAACTTGTACTTGAACTTCACCTGGGTGGGAACTCCCGGTGTGCGGGTGGTGCAAAACGGCGGGTTCTCCCTGCGCTCTAAGCGTTTCTTGTCTGCTTGCAATAAGCATGGCCTGACCCACCTACAAGCCAATGACATACACGGATGGAACGAGGATGCCCAGCTTTCTGCCTTGCTCAAGCCCCAGTTGCAGTACTTGGGGTACAGGTATGCGCCTGACCACATTGCCAAATACTTCTCAATGGAGTACATGGGGCCAGGATTTCACACAGAAGAGTTTGACTTTGGCATGTTGCTAGGATGCCATGCCCAAAACAGGAAGCTCATGGATGATGACCACATCATTGTTCCTGCTGACCCTACAAAAGCATACGGTGAAGTGGAGTTTTTGGACTACTTGCAATCAACAGGCTACACGGTGGAGTACAGATATGAAGCCCCTGTCGAAGTTTGAACTCAAGCGCCAAATAAAACGCTTCCATGCAGACAAGGATAGGGGTATCTCTATCAACTTGTTCTGCGAATTAGCGGGTATGTCTTTGGCTCACTTCCTAGATGTGTTCGTCAGAGACAAGGAACCGCTCAGTGAAGTGGTGCAAATCAGGGTTAGCAAGGCCTACCAGCAGTGGAAAAGCGGCAATGTGAGGGTCATGCAGAACAAAGACAGGACAAGATACGTGGAATACAGGAAGGAAAGCAAGCCGCCAATGATGGCAAGCATGGGTTTACAGGTCACATCAGGGGGCATAAAACTAAAAGTCGGCATGGTTAACCGCCATGACTATTCAGAAATCACACTTGACGAAGCACTAAGAGGGTAACTATGAGCGTTCTAAAAGACTATCACTGCGAAAATCACGGCATATTTGAGGCTTGGGAGCCTAAATGCCCCATGAAAAACTGCAAGGGCGAACTGTCCGTTGTTTTTCTCAAACCTGTGGGCACACGGTCTGCCAAGACCAAGCACACGGACAACACAGTCAAGCAATTGGCTATCGAATACGGTATGACGGATGTAAAGTCCACCAGAGAAGGAGAACACCAGACTGGTTACCTCAAACGCAACAACAAGCTGTCAGACAAAGAGTTTGCACAAGCTACAGATGCCATGAATGCCCAGAAGAAAGAGCCTAGAGCCGGAGATGCGGCAATTTGGGGTGGCGGTGGTAGTATTAGCATGAAATCCGTTCTTGGTGGACAATTCAAGCCAGTTAGGGACGAGGCTGTGAGCATAATGCCCAGGGATGCCTCCCCAACAGGCTCACTGTCTGGCCCCAAAGCGGGTGTTGGCACGATGCAAGACCCAGATAACCTGAAGGTGAAGACAACATGAGGATACCTACCAACCCCGTAGATAGAGAATTGTTCTATCTTGACCTGATTTCCAAGTGTCAAGTCTCTCAAGCGGAGAGAAAAGTAGACTACAGCTCCCTGCGGAGTTGGTATTTGTTCGGTAACGGGCCTGATGACTTCCCGGCTTTGTACAACAAAATCTTCCCGCACATTGACCAGCTCACCAGCTTCTTGTATTCAGCGGAAACAACTCGTTTTTCCATTGATGTTGGAGCTGCTGTTAACCCTAAAGAGCAGGTAAAAGTCCCGGCTTTGACCCGTGCGCTCAACGATGAGTGGGTAAATAGCAACGCTGACCAAGTGTTTTCTACTGCTACAACGTGGTCACTGGTATACAACTCCACGTTTATCAAGTTAATCATCAATAACGGCATCCATCCGTACATGGTGGAACCCGCTTGTATAGGCGTATTGCGGGAAGACACCCCCTACTCAGATAGGCAAGAGGCCATTACCCAGACCTACTACATCACCAAGTCGGAGTTGTATGACCGTCTGTATAGCCATCCTCGCCGGGAAGAGATTGTGAAACGTATTTCCGCTACCCAGCATGAGCGCACAGAGATTGCAAACGGTGTTGAACGCATCATGTTGTCGCAGTCAAATCCAACAATGTACGGTAACGTCAATTTAGACCTTGCCGGACAGAACCGCTACAAAGCAACAGTCGCTGAAGACACGGTTGAAATGACTGAGCTGTGGGTATGGAACGATGAAATCAAAGACTACCAAGTTGTAACCAAAGCAGACCCAGACGTAATCATCTATGACCGCCCTGGTGAACAGGTGTTCCTCAAAGGTGAGTTGCCATTTGTGCAAGTCTGCCCGAACCCCTTGTATGACTACTACTGGGGTGGCTCTGAAGTTCAGCGGCTGGTGTT